CCGGCAGCTTATTTGCCAGTGTCAGTCATATACCCGACTGTGTAAGGGTGTTGATGGTCAGCTCTCCACCATCAACTATGTCTTGTGCCCAGCCACAACCTGAATAACCACAAAACACCCATCTCGTGAAAGAATGGTACGCGTTTTAACGCCCCGCGTGGACGTTTGAGTTTGCCTCAAAAGCTTGATGGTGTTTAGGAGAACCCGGATATCACCAATTCACCATAATCCCAGTTAGTGTCACTTATTTCATCAAAAGTAATAGTGCCACCGCCTGATATTTTAACTGACAGATTCAAGAAAGAGTATTTCGCTGCAGTTACTCCATCCATGTTTGTAACTAAAGCAACGGTATTTTCGTCATAAATATTTTCCAGGACTGCGCCTCCACCAAGAACTGGTGCTTGTGCATCTGGGATTGTCGCAACGGTAGCGCCTGAGGTGTAACATATCATTACTGATCCATACATTGTATCACCAAAGGTTATAACGTTGCCTGTTATTGAATAAGGTCTCTCAGACCACCCATACGTTGTAGAATACTTATCCAATTTTCTCAAAGCCCCAAATGTATCTCCTGTCAATGGGATTGAGAGTGTGTAATCATCACTAAACCTTGGTATTTTCTTAGGTAGCCAAGGTTTGAGGAATTCGACATCATAATTGATGTACATGCGATATGCCACGAATCCCACTGTTTGTGATCCTCCAACTGACCAAGCCCTCAATGTACAGAGGTTCTTTAGATTATCTTGCGATTGCTCATTACCTGATCCGTTCCATAAGGTTAGGATGCCGGTTTGGCGTTGGGATGGGTCACACTCCAATGGATGATACATGTCTTCATTAACTGGCCTAGAAGTGGTGAAATATGTGTTCATCACTTGCTGAGGATTCTCTGGATCATCTAATTGGTTGTCATACGTGGCTGACAATATTACCGTTGGTATTGCCATCTTGCCATCCGTTAGTGTGACTGACTTGGAACAGGTCGACTCAAGTTCGATGACGCATCCATGAATGAAATATTGTTGGTACTTCTGCGCCTCGATTGATAGACCGGGAAATAGGTTGATGTTACTGGGATTGACAACAGTGCGAAATAACTGTTTGAAGGTGCCATCAGTGTGGACTGTGACATCTCTAACGAATTCTCGAAATTTCTTCCTTATTCCGCCGTGTCCGAATACAGGTTTCGGCTCCCCTAACGATCTACCTTGATCAGAAATGACTGAGTTTGATTGGATGTTGTAATCACCGAATCCCGTGATTCTCCCAAACCAGTCCATAGCTGTTTTACTCACTGTGGACACTATCGGCCCTGTTCCGGGCAGATACATGTTGCTTATAGTACCCAGAACATCTGGGGCCACAGATTTTAACCCTTTGTAGAAGGGTGAGCCCTTGGGCTTCTTCGATTCTTTGCTGTCTTTATTTTGCTTTTTAAGTTTTGTTAATAGACGTTTTAATGCCTCGTCACGGCGTTCACTTGAATTGTTTTTCATTTCTATCCTTGCAACATTTGCTCAATTTGGCCGAAAACTGCGATTTTGTTAGATTCGTTTTCGAACTGAATATTCATAATATTCCTGAGCATTTGTTCAACCTGCAATTGTATATCTGGATGTACTTGGGTCATCAAGTAAAATTGACTACGATTTTCTGGCGTGATTGTTGAATCACACTTATTCATGCCCTTAATGAGAGAGAAGAGCCCTGAATTAGATAAATCTTGAATTTGGTTGTTAGTCAATGTGCCGGTTGAACAACCCAACCGGATGTATGCTGTATACAACTCTTGAAGTATTGGGACCCCAGCATTCAAGATGAGTCCTCCTACACCAACCTCGTGTAGCCACTTCAGCGTATTTTTTGCTGTTGCACAGTACAACTGTGTTGTGTCTTTAAACAAAACTGCCCGAGGATCTCTAATCATCCTCCATGCACCATTGATAAAAATGGGTGCTGTTTGACAAAATCGCAATTTTTGCAAGACTGACACTTCATTCTCAATCCGAACTCTCAATCCGAAATTGAAGAAGTGCTCGAATATATCGGGGATCCGTGTTCGATCATTCTTTTCCACTATAAAGAAACAATCGTCCCCCTCGTTGACATATTCAAATTTAATACCTAAACTTTTTAACTCTGCTGCATATGTAGCAAATATTATACAGACTATATAAATGTTGCCTAGAGCTGTGTTCACGCACCCGCTCATTCTGCCGCCCAATGTTTGCCAATTAACGCGATATCCATCGTTTGTTGTTGCACTGAGTTTATTTATAAGTTGTTTTCTGAGTAGTCCTGCCAAATATTTATCTTTCGGGTAAAAGGACTGGTAATAGGCTTGCTCTAGCTTTAAGAGTCTTTGGTTAACATGCTTATCAAAATGGGTGCAATCCAACTCGATTGCTATTGGATCCTTAAATTTGTCCCATTTTTCGACCACACGTGCTGCTTTTTCTGGTGCGTTGCAGCCTTTCATGACAGTATAATGAGTGGTGCCGAAATTCTTCTCATAGTATGAATCTATTCCCTCGTAAGTCAAATGTTCGAGTGGCTTAAGATATCTACCGAGTTCAATGTTAACTTTGGTTTCGTAGGGGAAAAAGAGCCTAGATATGAAATCCTTCTTGTCTGGTTTCTTCTCCGCTTTGATCCTGGGGCGGATCACGAAATCACCGTCTGCCAATGGGCTGATCTCGAGTGTTTTGCTCTTCTGTTTATAGAGTCGTTTCTTGTGTGCCGGAATATTGTCAACATACTGCGCCCTTGTCCAGGGTATGACAACTCTCTTAAACGTGCACCAATAAGATACAAAAGCAACGACCGTTAGTTTGAAGTTTAACAAAACACCGTCATAGAGACGGTCTACAACCTCATAGTTGTATTTTGGCAATGGCCATAACCTGCCGGTATCCTCATCCTTATGACACATGGTTCGTCTTACAGCTGCAGCTACAACATGTGGTAAGGTATGAGCATTTATGTTAACTTGTCCACCAATATGGAGTCCATTTAGGACTCCGAATGTATTTGGAGATTTGGATTTGAACTTGTGTAACATTGGTTTGATGGTAATAGGTTCACATAAATCGTCTTGTTCGTCCCAGAAGAATCTGCCTTTGAGACCAGGTTTGACTACTTTTCCCTGAGTGATGATTCTACGAATGCATTCATCAACCCAGTGTATGTGGTTACCATCAATATACCGGACCTTCACGAGTTTAACTCATAAAGGTTTTGGGTCTTGTTCCATCAAGAGATCTGTGAGAGCAATGAGTTTTTGCTGGTCCAATTCATTCTCCAAGATTCCGATGAAAGCTTTGCGTATGCAGATTCTCTTTTGAAAACATGACAAACCTCTGTCATCGCAAAACTTATGTGATTCAAACCACATAACAAGAAATACCTCCTTTGTAATTCTAGCATTCAATCCTCTGAATTTCCATAGATATTCACTGAGTGCTAGGTGGGCAGGCATGCGTCTGTAACGTATGGTCTTTTCCAAAACGTTTAGTCCGTCTTCACCAAGTTTGGCTTCTTCAATAACCTCTCTCTCTTCCAAAAATATTTGGGCAGGTACATTATGTCGAGAATATTGCAAGGAGTTTACTTGGTTGATCCACTCATTCAATATGGGGAACATGCTTAAGATAAATTGTTGCACGTTTTGTGTGTGGACGATGTTTTTCATTGATTTGTCATATGAACTCCAAATTTCTTCATCAAAACCAATTAGCCAATTGTATAAAACCAAAACGAGTTTGGCTAGGGCGTATCCCATAATCAAAATGACTATTAACATCAAGCTTGATCCCATGGTAACATACCCACCAGCTCCAAAGTGTGTATGTGTAAATAGGGTTATAGTTTGCACAAAAGGAATGTTTGACAGCGCAACATGTGCAAGATATAAAATTTGACTGAACCAATCAGTATTTGATTTGATGGTTTCAATCGCAATAACAATGTTTAATGTGAGACATGCCATGGCAATCAACAGGTAGGTGCCTATCAACAGCGGTGCAATAAGTCTCAAACATCGAATGATCACGTGTTTAAATTGACGTAAGTGATACAAATACCCTGAGTAAGATGTGATTCTCACCAATGCGCCAGCACAAATGGTGTAGATGTAAATTATAATTGGTAACAAACACACCAAAAGCAATATGCTAATCCATCCAACCTCAGGTAACAAAAAGGC